AAAAACGAAAGGTTTTTCTGTAGCCCATTTTTTTGCGTGTGAAAGATTTACCTGCGGATTTTTATGCGGTCAGCTTTCGCTTCCGTTAAATACGGAAAAATCCGAGAAGAATTGCAAAGTAATGGAACACACTTCCCGCAACCGTGAATAAGTGCCATATCGAGTGAAAATATTTTACCCTTTTAATTGCGTAAAATATAATCCCCACCGTGTAGAATACTCCGCCTATTATGAGGAAGATTCCCGAAATTGACGGCATATGTTCCATAAGCGGTTTTATTGCAAAGATTATTACCCAACCCATTCCTATGTAGCAGAATATTGACGGAATCCTTGCTTTTTCAAGGTTGATTGAGTTCATAACTATTCCGAAAATTGCCGATGCCCACACAATTCCGAACAGAATCCAACCTGTCACACCGTTGAGGTAGTAAAGAGTAATCGGTGTGTATGTTCCTGCAATCAGCAGAAAAATTGTGTTGTGATCCATTATTCGGAAAAATGCTTTTACCTTTTCATTTGTAAAAGAATGATACAGAGTTGACATTGTGTAGAGTATGATGAGCGATGCACCGTAAATGCATGAGCTGACAACACCCCACGCATTTGTGTGGATTGCCGCCGTAACGATAAGCACAACCGTTCCCGCAATCGACAGACCTGCACCGATTCCGTGTGATACAGAGTTGAAAATTTCTTCCCCGAGTGTATATTTTCTTTTGAACTTTGCCAAGATAAACCTCCAAAAAATAATCTGTACTAATATTATAAATCATTCCTGCACATATTCAAGATGATTCGTAATGCAAAATATTTCAATAGATTTTACATTTCATCAAAAATGGTTTCTGTTATCCAAATTTCGCAGATTTATTGGTTTGTAATTCAAACTTGTTGAATTTTTATAACATATTGACACAAGAATATTTTGTGTAGTATAATTTGCGTAATTTATTTGGCTGTAGGAGGAGCGCTTATGCTCAGAATAGAACATTTAACTAAAAAATACGGTGACAAAAAGGCTGTTGACGATTTGTCACTTCATATTCAAAAAGGCGAGATTTACGGCTTTATCGGACACAACGGTGCAGGTAAGACAACAACAATCAAATCCTGCTGTGGGATTCTCAACTTTGAAGAGGGCGAAATCTATGTTGACGGTGTGTCGGTAAAAGAAAAACCTCTTGAATGTAAGCGCAAAATTGCTTACATTCCCGACAATCCCGATTTGTATGAGTTTATGACAGGTATTAAGTACTGTAAGTTTTCGGAGAGAATAGGAAAAACCGTAAAAAGCCGTTAAAAAAAGTTAAAAATCTGAAAATGTAGAAAACAAGCCGTTTTTTAGGTGTAAAAAGAAATTACACTTTGAAAAAACAGCTTGTTTTTTTATTTAGTGCGAAAACAAAAAAGCCGAGCAAATCACGAAAAATTTGTGAATCTGCTCGGCTTTAATTTTTTAAAAATAACCTTTTAAAAGCGTTTAAAAGGGCTTTAAATCGGCATAAATAGGATTTTAATATACTTTTATCTATACGATTAAAACATTTAAACAATAGGAAGTATTTTAATTTTAAAGGGAAGTGACTTCCTATTCCGATGAAATCTATACTTTTAACATATTGACCTTTTTAATGTTGAAAAAATCAGACAAGTTGAGTTATGTAAAAAAATACAATTAAATGAATATTTTTACATATTAAGTGCACCAAGCACCTTACCTACACAACGAACATCATCAAATCCGTGTAAAGGTATAGGCTTATAGGCTGGATTAAGTGAAACAAGCTCCTTTTTCCCTAATTTTTTAATATACGATTCACCGTTAAGTACAAAAACCCCGATTTCGCCTTCAAAGACACTTGACGTTTGCTTAACAAGCACGGTTTCGCCGTTTGAAAATTTAGGTTGCATACTATCACCTGATATTTTTAACGCAAAATCAGCTGAAGTAGTCATATCATTTCGTGGAACAGTAAGCCATTCAGCTAAAATATCATCGCCAAGCCACGAGCCAGTACCTGCTGAAACCGGTGTTTCATAGAACGGAATTACAATAGTGCTTTCAGCAACAGGCTTCTGCTCAGGAGTTATAAGATTAGTAATTCTTTTTAATACGGCAACTTCACCGTTGATAAATCTTTTATTGTGAAAACTATAATCGAACACTTTCCCGAAATCCGTTGCTGTTCGAAAATCATCAACATATCGTTCAATTCTACCTATCAATTCAGTTATTGCAGAAAACAAGTACTGTTTATCTTTGGCAAATAAAGCATCATTATATTGAATTCTTCTTAAAGAATATAAAACAGAATGAATTCTATCCAAACTATGTTCATCAAGCTCGTCACACATCTTCTCAAAATTAAACATAGATAAGCTATGGTCATCACGAATTACTTCTCTGTATTCAGTATCAAGAATTTCTTCCTTATTTGTTTCATCTCTGCCAAGTAAAACATCAACACTTACATCAAAATAATCAGCCATTTTTATAAGTGTTTTTATATCCGGTTCTCTTTTTCCTGCCTCATAAAGAGAAATGGTACTTTCAGAAAGACCGAGAATTTTTCCTAATTCTTTCATTGATAATTTGTGTTCTTTTCGTAATTCTTTTAGTTTAGTCATAAGCTCAGCCCCTATTGTTATTATTATAAACTTTACTATTAGTAAAGTAAATTAAACTTTGCAAAATGTCAAGAAAAAACTTGACAAATAGTAAATAAAGGCGTATTATATACTTGAAACTTGACAATATGCAAAGTTGAGGACGGTGATTAAATGAAAAAGCGTGTTTATCTCATTGATTTGAGAAATAAAAAGGGGCTAACTCAATTAGATATATCTAAAAGTATGGGAATATCTGAGAGTTACTACAATCTTATTGAACAGGGACAAAGACAAAAGAATATGAACATCGCTATTTTATATGGTCTTTCTAAAGCATTAAAGGTATCAGTAAACACACTGGTAGATAAGGAAATAAATTTTGCAAGAAAAGGAGATTGATTATGATAGGCAAAACAATTAACCGATACAAAATAATCGGCAACATAAACAACCGTGTTGTTATGGCTCACAACCCAAATGCAGTTGAGCCTTGGGTTGTATGGTGGCTTGACAAAGACGGAGATCCGTACAGTGGCAGTTATTTTGCAAGCAGAAATTCCGCTGCAAAAGAGTTTATGGAGAGAGCATTCAATGTGTAATAAAGTGAATCCTCGCTGCAAAGGTTGTGGACACCGCCGACCATTAAACCATAGTAACAACAAAGGCTATTGGATTTGTTGCTACATTCTTGATACGGGACAGCCACGAGATTGCACAGTTGAAGAATGCACGCACTACACAAATAAGGAATGTCACATCAAGGAGGACTTATGGACAGATTAACAAAAAAGCTGTGTCAAACTACTGTTTATGTTGGAGAAGAAAGCAAACATCTCATTCCGGCTGAATTGTCGGTAGGTCAGACACGAGAAGTACTGCAAAAACTTTGCGAATACGAGGAAACAGGATTATCACCTGACGAAGTTGTAAAACTAAAAAAATCCGCCAACATCAAAAGATGTCAGCGGAAGCTCAACTTAATAAACTACGGTTATACTCGGGAAGATATTGCAAAAGCAATAAAACGAATCAAAAAAATTAAGACTTGATTTCGCCGATATCAATATTTGCTTCTTCAAGTAATTTTGCTCTTAATTGTTCGTGATATGAAAGTATAGCACCGATTGCAATATTAGTTGCATGATCATTGGCATACTTTGTTTCAAAAATATTTTTCTTAATTTGTTCTAAAGTACTAACAGAGAAATTATTGTCGTTCTTTAGATTCTCTGTTAAGAGTATATTAGCAAACGATGTTGCACTTGTCGCTATATCAAACAAATTTATATCCATACAGTTCACCACCTTTTTTAATAATACCACAAAGCCGAAACCGCCGCAAGGCGGTCAGCAGGAAATGACCTCCCTGCTCTGATGATGGCAGGTCAAAAGGATGTGATTTTTTGATTTATCTAACGGCAAAGGAAGTTGCTGGGATAAAAGGTTGCTCTGAACGATATGTAAAAATGCTCATAAACAATGGAAGTCTTCAGGGTGATGAAACAATAAACCAAAACAACCGCAAAAAGTATTTGATACCTTTAAATGAACTATCCCACTCGGAACAGCTTAAATACTACAAATCGCACGCAATTGCAATTCCTGAGGATTTGCTCCCCGAACGCAAGACGGAGCGACCCCACAAGGAATTTGATGAATTTTCGGCGGTACAGCGTGAAGAGATTGCCGAATGGATAAGGATACTTAATGCTTGGGATGAGTATTGTGCAACATCAAAGTTACAGAAAGTACCTGCAACCGAAAAATTTGTACAACTGCAAAAGGTCGCTAATCCCGACCTTAACATATCGAAGGGAATTTTGTACCGGAAAAAAAAGGCTTTAAAAGCTGATGACCTTGCAGGATTGCTCGACAATCGTGGAAGTTGGAAAAAAGGTACATCGTCAATCCCTGAAGAAGTGTGGCAATGCTTTTTAAGTTTTTATCTTGATGAGGCACAGCACCCTATACAGGCGTGCTATGAATACACCGAAATGTGGATTAAGCGAGAAGCTCCACAGCTGTTACCTCTCCCTGCTTATGCATCGTTTTACAGGAAAGTACAAACGGCAATACCAAAGCCTGTTGAAATTATGGGACGGCAAGGTATGAAAGCCTTCAGGGACAGGTGTGCTCCGTACATACGCAGGACATACGAAGGAATGGCGTCAAACGAATGGTGGATCGCAGATAACCACACATTTGATGTGCAGACAAAGGGCGAAAACGGCAGTATCCACAGGCTTTATCTTACAGCATTTTTTGATGCTCGTTCGGGTATTTTTACAGGCTGTTATGTGACCGATGCACCGTCATCGCAGGCTACATTGATAGCTCTACGAAAGGGCATAGTTAAGTACGGCATACCCGAAAACATATATGTAGATAACGGTCGAGAGTTTCTGACATTCGATGTCGGCGGACTTGGTCATAGATTGAAAAAGAGTCAAAAGGACAAGTTTGCACCGCCGCCTGTTTTTGAACGGCTGGGCATTAAAATGACAAATGCTATCGTACGAAATGCGAAGGCAAAGATTATTGAAAGACGATTTCGAGATGTTAAAGACCGACTTTCAAGACTGTTTCCGACTTATACAGGTGGTAATGTAGTCGAACGACCGGAAAGACTTAAAAAGGTAATCAAGGACACCGACAACATACCCACGGATTATGAATTCACTCAGGCAGTTGAGGACATTTTAACCTACTATATGAATGAAAAACCATATAGCGGAGCGGTAAGCTCAGACAGCGGTAAAAGCCGAATGCAGGTTTACAGAGAACAACTTAAAGAAAAACGAGTCGCCGCAGAACTTGACCTTAACTTAATGTTAATGAGGAGCACAAGAAGTCAGAAAGTCGGCAGGCGTGGAGTACATCTTTCTGTAGCAGGAGAAAAAATCGACTACTACAACGATGACCTTATTCTAAATCATTTCGGCGAATCGGTTTACTGCCGATATGATCCTGAGGATATATCCAAAGTCAGAATATATGACCTTGATGATAACTACATAATGACCGCTCCAACAGACAATGAAGCAGTTCTTGCCTACGGAGCATCTAAAGATGCAGTTGCTCAGGCACTCCGTAAAGTTAAGAGCCTTGAAAAGCTCACCAAACAGGAACTCAAGGCAAGTCAGATTACAGCATTTGGCAAAGAAACAGCACTCAATCTTGTGCTTGCAACCGCTGAGGAAAACAAAGCAAATGCCGAGGAAATCAATCCGAAGGTTATATCAGTACACCGTGCCGATGAAACGGCAGAGCAGTTGCCTATGGCGGTTGGTCAGTCAAACATCGTTACAATAGACAAAGCAAAAATGATAAGAAATCTTGAACAGCGACAAAAGGAGGAATAATAAATGTCGGTAATGTCAGCCAATCCTGAATTACAGAAAAAATTAAGGAACTTTATCGAAGAGTGCGGCTCACAAACCAAAGCCGCAAGGGCTCTCGGTAAATCAGCGGCAACCTTGTCAACCTACTTGAACAACCGTTATAACGGTAATTTAAGTGATTTTGAAAAGTTTTTAACTGAAACATTTGAAACCAAAGCCGCTGCAGAAAATCTGAAATCAGCTCAAGTGCTTAACAGCTACAAGCCTACAAGCATAAGCTCAGAAGTTTATGAAACAATCCGCTTGTGTCACCTTAAGGGCGGTCTTGCAATTGAGTGTGGCGATGCAGGCATCGGTAAAACAATGGCGTGCAAAAAGTATGCTGAAGATTATCCTGCAACAGCAATTTATGTGTCCGTAAACCCCTGTTTAGTAACTTTAAGTGCATTTTTAAAACTGCTTTGCAGAACACAGAAAATCACCGCAACAGGTCGCAAAGATGAAATGTGGTTAAGACTTGCAGATAGCTTTGAAGGTGAACGCAAGGTACTCATCATTGATGAGGCACAGCATCTGCCGATTAAAACCATTGAGGCTATCAGAGCTTTTTTTGATAGCAACCCACAGCTTGGCATTTGCCTTGTCGGAAACATTGAAACCGTTACAAATACCGGCAAAAGCAAAGAAGCGTTCGCCCAGATTCGTAACCGTACAAAACTTACCGAAGTAAGGCATACATCAGCAATTAAAAACAGCGACATTGAGCTGTTGTTTCCTGCCGTTAAGTCCGATGAACGAGCAGTAAGTTTTTTACTTGGCATTGCAAGGTCTGAACAGGGCATCAGAGGAGCAAGCAATGTTTTTGGAAATGCCGTTGACAACGGAAACATCACCTATGAGGGCTTAATAGCAATGGCAAAAGCTATGCGTATCAAGGTGTTTTAAAGTGTTTTAAACAATATTTGGAGGGATTTAAAATGTCGTTAAGAAAAATTGTGTTACTGCTCTCAGCAGGGTTCAGCACGGGAGTAGTAATGACTGCCGCATTCGGTCAAGTGGGTGCAAGGAGCTTTACAGCAGGCGGAGAAATTTGCTTTGTGCCTATGGTGCTCCTGCTTGTATGGGTTGGTTGGATGCTCCGTGGCGAAAGCCGAAAAATTAAAAAGAGTAAAAGGAGGGGCAATAATGACAAAAGAAGAATGGAAAAAGGTTGACATAGCACTTACATCTGTATTTGCTCCGCCGGTTAATCTTAAAATTGACGGATACAAAGTATCTCTGAACCTCACTCAAAAATCACGATTCCAAAATGCTATTCTTGTTTATGTAAACGATGAATTTCGTGGTAAATGGCTTGCAGAGGATTGTGAAATCCGCAGAAGATTTTATTGCTGTAAAAAGCGGTCAGTTGTCACCGAAAAGGATTACAAACTTTACGGAGTTCGTAGCAAGAAAGCTAAGCAGGAACTTAAAGATAAGTTTAGTTACAATGAGTATTGTTCATACTGGACAAACTTTGAGAAAATGAAAAAACATTTTATTGCTAATAACAAAAGCATTGAATTTTATTAAATTTCGGAGGGATAACAATGGATAACTACAATATTCGTTTTGGAGAGGAAATCGGTGAGCAGGCAGGCTTAACAATGGTTGATTTGTTAGCGAAAAAAGCTAAAGCAGCTATTAAGCAAAAAATGTTGTGATAATGTCAGTAGAATCTTCAGACGAGACGATTGAAACCATTATAACAGGCAGTGCGATTGACAGACTTGGAAGGTTAGGTACATTAACGATTGAAACTATACAAAATATAGAGAAAGATACTGACAAACAATATGCTAAGGCAATGTTATACGGCTTTGTCAGAGCAATACAAGCTGCTTTTGAGCGGATATAATCCGCTCGCCTTAATGCAACTCCCTGTTGGGAACGGTCACAAGTCCGTGTAAATGCAGAGTGAGGATAGGCAATATTAAGCAATATATATTGAACAGGAGGTCAATTATGAAAACATCAAAGAGAATTTGTAAAAACGGCTCTATTACTCTGCCAAAGCAGATAAGAGGCGAAGCAGGATTGTTTCCGGGCAATGCTGTTGACATCGAAACAAGTACAGACGGCACTGTTACAATTAAACCGTCTGCTCCCTGTTGTCGCTTTTGCGGTACAGTTGAAAATGTAATCATTGCAGATAATGTTATCATCTGCCGCAAATGTGCCGAAAAATTACTTGCAAAGGTGGATAAAACAAATGACTGATTTAAAAAAGCAGATTGATGAGCTTGCAGGCATTAAAGCAGATATGAGCAAACTCAAAGCACGCAAGGACAAGCTCGAAGCAGAGATTATCATGCAGTGCTCGGAAGACCTTGAAAACACCAAATATAAAAGTGTCCATTACGCAGGCACAGAATCAGAGCTTACAGCGGTAACTTCGGAATCTCTCAAAATTACATACAACTCATTTTTGCTCTCAATTTTTGGCAAAGCATACAAAGATGCAGTTACGGAAAAGACAGAATATTCCCTCTCTGCTCCGGCAAAAAGAATGCTCATCGGTTTGTGGAAGGGCAATTTTGTAAGATGCACCGTCAAAGAAGTTATTGAACAGATGAACGGTGTATCTGATGACGAACGCAAACAGCTTGTCAAGAAATGCAAGGGCATTAACTACGATAAGGATGTAAACAACATTTTAAAGTTCACAAACCTTTCGGAGGACGATGCAAAAGAGTATGCCTACCTCATTTCAGAGGCGGCTGTATGGCAGGACTTCAAAAACCTGCTCACCGTTAACGGAATGGATGAAAGCCATATTGACGATATCCTAATGAAGATACAGAGCAGTTTTGTGGTTGAGGACAGCACAAAGATATCTTTAAGCTGAGGTGATTGATTTGTTAAAGCCACAGCAGACACAAAGAATATACGCAATGGCTGCACGGCTCGGTGTTTTGGAATCGGGCAACAAAAACGATATGCTGCACACGATTGTTTATCGTCTTACTCAAAAGGAGAGCATACGCACTCTTGATGAAAACGAATACCGAACAGTTGTCGCAGAACTTGCCGAAAGGCTGAAATTGCAGAGCCTCACAGAGCCGCCGAAACCGTATAAGAAGAAAAGATACGAGGAAAGCGGCAGAGGAAAAATGTCAGACGGTCAGAAACGCAAAGTGTGGCAGTTGATGTACCAGCTTGAAAAATACGATACCGAGCCTACCACAGCTAAACTCGGCGACAGACTCTGCGGTATTATAAAGAAAGAGTTAAAAATTGACTGTACATCAAAGCAGCCTTTTAGGTGGCTGACATATAATCAGGGCATAACCTTGATTGAAAAACTTAAAAAGTACATTGACAGTGCTCAAAGGAGGAAGGCTGGTGAAAATAAATCTTGATGATTTGGTAGGTACGCAAAGGGACATCGCCGAAACAATAGGCATTGAAAGTTACATTAAACTCTGTAAATCATTTGGCGGTGACACGATATACATACAAAAATACAGCGAGCTGCAAAAACTTGAACGCAATGCTGAAATCAAGGCGAAGTACAATGGATACAACAGCAGTCAGCTCGCAAGAGAGTATGATTTGTCTGAAAGGTATGTGAGAATCATATGCTCAAACGGTAATCTTGACGGTCAGTTAAGTATTTTTGATGATATATAACAATGAAGAAAAAATAGGATATTCTTCCTCTACGGGAGTACGGTTTTATAAGGTATTATTAAGTTACAGACTTAATGATACCTTATTTTTTTGGAGTAGTTTTTATGAACTTTGCGTCAGACACTTGGTGGCTCTTCGGTCTTATCATTTCGGGAGCTATTGCTATTATCAGTTTTTTTCTTAAAAGGACAATTAACGAAGCGGATAGACACGACAAGGAAATCAAAGAAATTCAGCTGTCATATGTTACGAAAGATGAATTAAAAGATATTAAAACCGATGTCAACAAATCTATCGGTAAGTTGCAAACTGATGTTGAGCAAATAAAGGAAAACTGTTTGACCAAAAAAGATTACTACAACTCTATCAACGAAGTTAAGGACGAAATAAAGACACAAAACAAGCTCATTTTGGAGCTTTTAAGAGGAGGTAATAATAATGACTAACGAAGCTGAGGCATATATGCAGAAAATCAAGGCAAGAAACTTTGTTCAGAACAACGGACAGATTTTGAGAACTATTAACATACTTCATGTGAATTATGAAAAACTGTCCGATGTTAAGTACGCAATCGGGAATGTTTCGGAGCATGACTTTTTGTCATCGGTTAATTACCTCTTTTTGTCGGAATACATTTTGCTCCGTCATATCAAAACAAAAGAACCTGCCGACATCGCAGATGTTCCGTATGAAGAACTTGAGGCAAAACTCTCATCAAAGGGCATTAAGCTCCTCGAAGGTTCTGTTACCGATAACTCGATTGAGGTTTAGCTATGGGCAGAAACAACCGCAGAGCTTGCGGAAAAATCGACAAATTGCCTCCTGACCTCAAGGACACCGTAGATCAGATGCTTGTCAGCGGACAGACCTATCGTGAAATTGTGTCATACCTTGCTGATAACGGCGAACAGCTGTCACAGGCAGCAGTCAGCAGATATGCACAGAGGTTTTTGGCGAACGCTCAACAGCTACGAATCGCACAGGAAAATTTCCGAATGATTCTGACTGAAACGGAACGCTATCCCGAGTTAGACCCGGCAGAAGCTATTTTGCGAATGGCTTCGCAGAAAGTGTTTGACGCAGTATCCCAGCTCGGAGAAACTGACCTTGAATGCATATCCCCTGAAAAGCTGTTGCGACAGGCTACAGCACTTTGCAGAGCAGTTGCCTACAAGAAAAAATCAGATACCGCCGTTAAGTCAGACAAGCAGATTGCTCTTGAAGCCAATCAGAGCTTGCTGTACGACACTATCAAGAAAAACAATCCTCGCTTGTACAACAAGCTTATGGACGAAATCAACAAGCTCAAAGCAAAGGAGCAAGGATGATGAACATCAAGTGGTATGTGCTTTATGTAAACACAGGACAAGAACACGCTGTTGCGGAACAGCTCCGATATCGTGGTTATGATGCTATTGTGCCGGTCGAAAACAAACTGATCCGCTCAAAAGGCAAGTGGACAACCCAACCGCATATACTTTTTGACGGCTATGTATTTATCCGTATGGACTATGAGTGGTCAAAGTATTATGTATTCAAAGGTATTCCACACATTATCAGATTACTCGGCGGCGGTACAAGTCCTATTCCTTTAACCGACAAAGAGTCTGAATTTATTCTGACTTTAAGCGAACTTTTGAAAACTCCCTCGGTACTTAAATTCACTGGTGACGGTTACGAAACTGTCAGCGGATTTTTGGCTGAGAATAAAGATAAAATTGTGAAAGTACAGAAACGATACAAGAAAGCAACGGTCAAAATTACCCTTGCAGGTGAGCCGACTGAGCTTACAGTTTCGTTTACCGAACAAATGCCCGAACAGACAGCGGATTGATTCGTCTCTGCTTGATGTGACACGGCTGACATACAGCAAAGCTACCGATAACCTCAAGTTAGCGGATGGCGGAGCATACCTAAGTTAAAAAACAGCGGTTTGTTCGTCCATGGATAATCCCTCCAGTAATTAGTTCATATGGCTGACATTTAAATTAACACCGCAAACCGCTGTTTTTTATATACATTAAAATGCTTTTAAACACCTTTTAACGGGTGTTTATTTTTATGTCAAAAAACGGAAAGAAGGTGCAAAATGAATAAGCTGTCAAAACTTGAACAACTGCTCAAAGAAACAAACACGAAGCAAGAATTTAATATTGTTGAAGATTTAAAGTCACTTGCTCTATCCTATGGAGTTGTAAAATCAAGGGAATTTCGCAAAAAGTTAAATGCTTTAATTGCAAAGTACGAAAATGATGAACTGACGGCAATTCGGCAGGCACTGATTAAAAAATGTCAGAACGGCGACACGCAGGCTATCAAACTGTATGCAGATTACTTTAAGCCTGAAACAGTAACAACCGTTGATGACGGATTGATTGAGGCACTTGAAGGTGCAGGCAAGGAGGCTTTTAAGGATGAAGTTTAAGCCTTTTTCGAGAAAACAGCTAAAAGTACTTAGCTGGTGGAAAGTTGACGGCATAAAGGATAAATACGATGCAGTTATTGCAGACGGCTCTGTCCGTTCGGGCAAAACTGTCAGCATGAGCATATCTTTTGTTTTTTGGGCAATGGCAACATTCGCTGACTGTAACTTTGCTATTTGTGGTAAAACCGTAGGCTCTTGCAGACGAAATGTTATTAAGCCTCTTATCAATATGCTCAAACACCGTTACGATATCAAGGATAAGAGGTCGGAAAATTTGCTGACTATCAGCAAAAACGGCAAATCTAATACCTTTTACATTTTCGGCGGTAAAGACGAAAGCTCGCAGGACTTGATTCAGGGTGTTACGCTCGCAGGAATTCTTTTTGATGAGGTTGCTCTGATGCCTCGTTCCTTCGTTGAGCAGGGTCTTGCCCGTTGCTCTGTTGAGGGTGCAAGGTTCTGGTTCAACTGCAACCCCGATAATCCCAATCACTGGTTTTACCGTGAGTGGGTTTTAAAGGCTTCTGACAAACATGCTTTAAGGCTCAAGTTTTTAATGGATGATAACCTTAGCTTGTCTGATAAAGTTAAGCAACGGTATTACAGTCTATATCAAGGTACTTTTTACCGCCGCTTTATTTTAGGTGAATGGGTTATCGCCGAGGGTCTTGTTTACCAAGATTACAATGACCACATAAAAGAAAAACTTTGGGACGGCAACCCTGATGAGCTTGTCGGACGGTGGTACATATCAATGGACTACGGTACTATTAACCCTTGCTCTATGGGTTTGTGGTGTGTAACCGACAAAGAGGCAATCCGTGTTGATGAATACTACTACAACAGCCGAAAAGAGGGTTACCAACGCACCGATGAAGAGCATTATGCAGAGCTTGAAAAGCTCGCAGGTGACCGATACATAGAGCGTGTGATAATTGACCCGTCCGCCGCATCTTTTAAAGCTACTATCAAAAGACACGGCAAGTTTTATGTCAAGTCTGCTAAGAACGATGTTATCAACGGCATCAGAACTACAAGCCAAATGCTCTCAAACGGCAGAATAAAAATCGGTGTGAAGTGCAAGGCATCTCAGGAAGAGTTTGGCATGTACCGCTGGGACGAAAAAGCCGAAGTTGATAAAGTGGTAAAAGAAAATGACCACGCAATGGACGATATACGCTATTTTGCTTATACAGTCCTAAAGCGTGAGTTTAAATACAAATAATAAGGAGGTGAGCAGTTGAAAAGGCGTGCTAAATATGTGTTTTTAAGTTGGTTAAGGAGTATTGTAAACAAACTTGACCCCGAAAACGCTACGAGCAATTATCAATTTGATAATATGGAAGAGGCTATGGAAGTATGGCTTGAAATATATGCCGATGAGCCGTCTTGGAGCAAAGATTGCCACAACAAGACACTTAACCTCGGTGCAACGATAGCGTCCGAATTTGCACGGTTAATTATGATTGAATTTGAGAGCGAAATAACGGGTTCAGAGCGTGCGGATTATTTACAAGAACAGTATGAAAGATTGCTTGAACAGCTCAGAGTAAGGCTTGAGGCAGGTTGTGCGGTCGGCGGCATAATGTTTAAACCGTATGTTCGTAATGGTGTAATCCTCCCCGATTGCATCACGCAGGACAAGTTTATCCCTCTTAATTACAGCAACGGCATAATAACCGCTGCCGTGTTTTTTAATCAAGAGGTCAAAGGCAAGAACTATTACACAAGAGTTGAAAAGCAGACTTACAGCTACGAAAACAAATCACACACAATCGAAAGTCACTTTTTTGTTTCATCCAGTCCCGACAACATCGGGGCGGAAATAAATCCTGAAAATCTTGACAGCGATATGTGGTCGAGAATTGACCCATACATAGTTATCAATGATGTTGACCGTCCTTTATTTGCTTTTTGGTCTGTACCTTTTGCTAATAACATCGAAAGTGGCAGTCCCTTAGGTGTGTCTGTTTACAGCCGAGCAATTAAGCTGCTTAATGAGGCTGACTTGCAGTGGGACAGATATTTGTGGGAGTTTGAAGGCGGCGAGCTTGCAGTTGATGCCGGCGAAGAAGTCCTTCGACAGCGACCGGGCGAAGATACGCTCGGAACACCGTCAACCCGTGATAGATTGTTTCGCAAATTTAACATTGATGCAGACGATAACAAAGATAAGTCTTTTTATGAAGTTTTTAACCCGACTTTGCGTGATGATAACTACTCAAATGGACTAAACGAAATAAAAAGACAGATTGAGTTTAACTGCTCCCTTGCTTACGGCACATTGTCAAACCCACAAAATGTAGATAAGACAGCGGAAGAAATCAAAGCATCAAAACAGCGTAGCTATACAGCTGTGTCTGATATGCAGCACTCGCTTGAGGCTGTACTTGAGGACTACATATATGCGTGCAATGCTATGGCTGATGCCTGTAATCTTGCTCCAAGCGGAGAGTACGAAGTTAGCTTTAATTGGGGCGACGGCGTGCTTGAAGATAAGGACAAAGAGCAGGCTATACAGCTCAATGAGGTCAACAGCGGTATCCGCAAAAAGACCGACTACCTCAAATGGCGGTATGGAGTTGATGATAAACAGGCGGCAGAAATGTTACCCGAAAGCGGTGTACAAAGTTTTTTTGATGAAGGCGGTGGCTCTTAATGCTCACCCCTGAACAGCTTGCTCATTGTGCCGATGATATCATCAACCTATATTCACAGCTTGAAGAGGAGATTGTCCGTGACATTGCTCGCAGAATTGCAAAAACAGGAATAATGACCGACACAGGTATATGGCAAGCCCAGCATATGCAGGAGCTTGGCACTCTGCACTCCGATGTGTTGTCAAGTGTTGCAAAATACTGCGACAGGACAGAATCAGAGTTAAAAAAGCTCTTTGAAGATGCAGGTGTGACCGCTACGGAGTATGACAACGAGATTTACCGACAAAACGGCTTAAATCCAAAGTCACTCAAGGTGTCCGATGTGCAAATGCAGTTACTTGAGGCAGGCTTTAAGAAAACGCAGGGCAATCTTAGCAATCTTACTCTGACCACAGCTGTGTCATCGCAAACGAGCTTTATCAATGCTTGCAGTCTTGCCGAATTAAAAGCGTCAAGCGGTGCGTTTACTCCGCAACAGGCAATTGCCGACGCAATCAGACAGGTTGCTCAAGACGGAGCGTTTGTAATCTACCCCTCGGGACACCGTGACAGGCTTGATGTTGCGGTTCGCCGCAATGTTATGACAGGCATAGGACAGACCACAGGTCAGATATGCCTTGCAAACGCACAGGAGCTTGGCTGTGACCTTATGGAAATTACCGCTCACGCAGGAGCAAGACCGAGCCACGCCGCTTGGCAGGGACAGATTGTAAGCCTGAGTGGTCAAAGAGGTTACTTGTCCTTGTCCGATATTGGTTACGGCACAGGTGACGGATTTAAAGGCTGGAACTGTCGACACGATTGGTATCCGTACTTTGAGGGTAGTAGTCGAATGTACTCGGCAAAAGACCTCGAAGAACTGAATGCTAAAAACATTGAATATCCCGACGGCTCAATGCACACGCTTTACGAGGCAGAACAACAGCAAAGAGCTTTTGAACGCAAAATCAGGGCAACCAAAAGAACACTTGCCGCTTGTGATGAGGCTTTGAATAACCTTTCCGATGAAGAGCTGTTACAAAAGTTAGAAAAAAATTTCAGTCATTATTCCGTTAAGCTGAAACGGCAGGAGTCAGAACTGAATAGCTTTTGTAATAAGACGGGATTACTCAAAGATAATTCACGCTCTCAGGCTTACGGATTTGGCAGAAGTACGGCTCAAAAAGCGGTGTGGAGAAAGAAGAAAACTGTTGCAAAATCCGCTGAAAAGAGTATAATTAAAAGCATAGATATTGATGATTTTGAAGTCGTTACATACGGAAAAAATTTTAACGCTGAAGTGAGTAAGGTTATAATTGACACCATGTCAAAATGTGAATCTGAGGGTGGATTCATCATTAGTGAAATTGTTGCAAAAAGTTTACCCAAAAATGATAAAGGAACTCCTGTTTTACAAATTGAACCTTTATCAAACGGATTGTTACAATTGTCTTTAAACACAGATATACTTCCTGGAAAAACTCTTGATAAAATCAATCAAATATTTGCAAATTCAAAACTATCTATAGCAAACACATTAGAAGAAGCTGTGTGGCATGAAAGTGGACACGCAAAGACAATTTTCGGAATGAGATCCGAAGATGTCAAAAAACTATATGATGAACTGTCAAAAATTCACATAGAAGGTATCAGTATTATTGCTTATGATGATGGTGCGGAAGCACTTGCGGAATTAGAAGTTCTAAGAAAACGTGGTGTTAAAGTATCAAAAGAATGGATGCAATTCTATGAAAAATATATTGGGAGGAAATACTAATGATTTACATTTCAGATTGTTGTGAATGCAAACATCAAAGAGATGAATTGTTAGACGGCTGGAGACCTTGTTGCGATGCTTTTCCTGACGGAATTCCGTTAGACTTTAAATTTGGTAAAGCCAAAGAAATGAAAGAGTGTAATAACAACATAGGTTTTGAAGAAAAATAGTTTTATTTGCCTTGTATCAGCTTTTGTTGCTAAAAGGTAAAGTTACATAGTTGATTTGATTAAAACAGAATTAAACGAATTTAAACGGGTATTAAAGGGGTGTTTGAAACATCCCTTTTACTTTTACCCCGAAAATTACAGATTATGGTTATAAGCTCCCGAATTTCGGGGGCTTTTAATATTGCTCAAATTTTATTGAGCACACATTTGCTAAAAAATCGAAAGGAGCAAACAAATGGACTTAATGGAAATTTTAAAAGCCCTGTTTGGCGGCGAAGCATTGACATTTGAACAGTTTGCCGAAAAGGTAAACAATGCGGCAGATGTTAAGCTCGGCAACCTTGCAGGCGGTCAGTATGTCGAAAAGGACAAGTACGATGATGTATCAAATCAGCTTGCAAGTGCAAACGCAAATCTTGAGGGTTATGACCCCGACTGGCAGGATAAGGTTAAGCAGGCACAGGCTGAGGGTGACAAAAAGCTCAACGATTACAAGTTTGAGCAGGCGGTTGAATCTGCAATCAACAACGCAGGTGCGGCTGACCTTGTGTCTGTCAAGGCTAACATTGATATGTCAAAAGTTTCTCAGGCTGAGGACGGCAGTATCACGGGACTTGACGAACAGCTTGCAGAGCTGAAACAGTCAAAACCTTTCCTCTTTAAGTCAGAGGAAGAACCCAAAAAGAAACTTGACCTCGGCGGACCCACGGGCGGTGCGAAAGCAAAGTCCGGCTCAAACCTCAAGTCTGCCGTTGAAGACTATTACAAGAAATAAGGAGGACACAAAATGCCTATTACATTAGCAGAAGCAAGCGTCGGCAGAGCCG